AGATATTAACATCTTTTCGAAAATGAATACTTTGCTAAAAGAAAGGAATGCAAAGATTAAGGATGAGCTCACTGATATTAACCATCAAATTGAATTGTTTAAAACCAAGATTGATTCCCAATCAAAGTATATCAAAGGCTTGGAAGCATTGAATAACGATCAGATTGAAGGTAAGAGAGAATCAATCAAGGAGCATAAGAATACAATTTCAGAATTATTCGAAGAGTCAAAAGAACTAGGTAAGAACCTACAGACACTACTCTCTACTGAGGAAAAGGCTAATAAGAGTGCTTTAGAAAAGGTTTCACAATTAAAATCATATGATCTACAATTTAATTCTAAAATTAAGGAGTTAGTTGAACAATCCAGATTCTATGAAGAGAATGATCAATGTCCTACCTGTGATCAAGAAATAAACCAAGAGAAGAAAGATTCTAAGATCGAAGATATCAAGGTAAAAGCAAAATCTGTACAACAGGATAAAGAAGATCTTTCGAAAAGAATGGGAGCAATGGATTTAGAATTAAATGAGATTGCAAACAATCTAAACACCCTTCGACAAAAGCAGCAAAAAATTAATTCGAATAATGATAAGATTTCTATTCTCCAAAAAGAAATCGGAAAGATACAGAAAGAGATAGATGATCTATCCTCACAAACTGGTGACTCAGCTACTGCAAGGAAAGAACTAAAGAAATTTAGAAAGTCTAAAGATGATGTTACTGAGAAAAAACTTCAATACGTAGAAGAGCGCACGTACAACGAAGTTATAGGGGAAATGCTGAAAGATACTGGCATAAAGACGAAAGTTATTAAGCAGTATTTGCCAGTCATGAATAGACTCATTAATCAATACTTACAAATATTAGACTTCTTTGTTGCTTTTCATTTAGACGAAAACTTTAATGAAACCATTCGATCTAGACACAGAGATACATTTAACTATGCATCTTTCTCTGAAGGTGAAAAACAAAGGATCGACCTATCATTACTCTTTACTTGGAGACAAATCGCAAGGTTAAAGAACAGTGCAGCTACTAATCTACTCATCCTAGACGAAACCTTTGACTCTTCTTTGGACCATGATGGTATCGACAACCTCACAAAAATACTAAATACTCTAGAAGATGGAACAAATGTGTTCATCATATCACATAAAGGGGATATTCTAGAGAATAAATTTAGATCTAAAATCGAGTTCTTTAAGCACAAAAACTTCTCAAAAATAAGGTGATATAACAAAATATCATATAAAAAACCCCCTCTTTTTTCACCTAGGGGGGTTTACAAGGGCCCCGAAATTTGGTATAATAGTACACATGATAAGGGGATTTACATATGCATAATTCGGTATTGCCAAAGCTTCTCGCTAAGGAAAATATTACTATTCGCCACGGAAACTATCAGACTGCATGGTTTGATATTGAAAAACGTGTCTTAGGTTTACCCTCATGGAAAGATATGAGCAAAGACGTTTATGATCTATTAATTGGTCATGAAGTTGGTCACGCTCTTGATACCCCATTTGAGGGATGGCATGATTCCCCAGAAAAATTAGAAGGTTGCCCTAGATCATATATCAATGTTATTGAAGATGCAAGAATCGAAAGAAAACAACTAGATCGATATCCAGGTCTTGTTGCTCCATTCTCTCGCGGATACCGTGAGTTATTAGAAAGTGGATTCTTCTCTGATCTAGATGATATTGATTGGGATAAGGTTAAGCTCATCGACAAAATTAATCTTAAGACCAAACTAAGAAATTTAATTGAAGTACCCTTCACCCCAGAAGAAGTTGGATTCTATAACAGATCCCTAAAAACAGAAACTTTTGAGGAAGTGGTGAATCTTGTTAGGGAAATCTACGAATTCACCAAAGAGAATACCCCAGAGCTTTTATCCAATCCAACTCCTCCTGATCAATCTTTAGAGGAGAATTTCGAAAATGCAGAAGATACGGAAATGGATCTTGGACATGATGATCAAATACAAGGAGAGGAAGATACAAAGGAATCTGGAGATACAAATGGAGATTCAGAGGATTCAGAAGAAGACTCAGAAACAGATTCAGGATCTAAGACTCAAGAAAATACAGAACAAACACCTTTGGATAGCAATGAAGAAGATGAAGAAGAAGGAAAATACTCAGCAAGACCAGAAGACTTAGAACAGTCGATAACTGATAACATCTTCAGAGAAATGGAAAGAAATCTCTTAGAGACGGATCAGTTTGGTGGTCAATCTAGAGTTATGTCCATGCCTTCAAAAAACTTTATTGACCATGCTTTAGTCTCTTATGAAAAGCTTACTGAATCTAGGAATAAAACAAAGGAATATTCTGACTTTGAGGATTCTTTATGGGTACCTAAGTTTAGGGAATACCTTAAAGGTGTTAAGAAATCAGTTAACTTTGCTGTTAAAGAATTTGAAATGAGAAAATCTGCTTACAGATATCAAAGAGCTTCTATTTCAAAAACTGGTAGAATCGACGTAAACAAACTTTGGTCATATAAGACAAACGAAGACATTTTCAAGCAAGTTACTACACTTGCTGATTCTAAGAATCATGGAATGATCATGCTTTTAGATCTTTCTGGATCTATGAGTGGTTCAATGAGATATGTTTCTGATCAGCTAATTCACTTGATTATGTTCTGTAAAGCTGTTAACATACCATTTGACGTCTATGGATTCACTAGCACAAATGATGATCTAGGAAGCTATGAAGGAGTGATTGATGGTGATATTGATCTTTCAGAGCTATCCTTAGTTCACTTATCATCATCACAATTCAAAAAGCAACAGTTTGATGATTCTGTGTTTAATCTATACCTAAGAGTTGAAGAGGACCTTTCTTCATATTACCATTCTCATTCCTATTTAGGAAAATATGAGTCATATGGATCAACTCCATTAGATGAGGCCTTGGTTATATGTCACAAACTCATTCCAGAGTTTAAGATCAAGAATCAAGTTCAAAAAATGAATCTAGTCACTTTTACAGATGGACAAGCAAACCAGATTAGGTCATACTCCTCTAGAAAATTACAAGAGAATAAGATTGATTCTTCTTGGGGTGACGTGAAGATCATGATTAATGGAAAGGCTATCAAATCAGATAGGTATAGTCTAACAAAATCTCTTTTAGAGAACATCCAAAAAAGATTTGATACAAAAACCCTAGGATTCTTTATGGCTGACAACGCAAGAGATTTTAGGGGATCTATCTGGAGAGCTGATAGGGACAAGAAAAAGATCTCAAACCAGTATTACGAAGATCGTGACTTAATTCTAAATGCAAATAAAGAATACTCTAAGAATAAGTGTGTTACTATGGATAAAGTATTAGGATATGATCACTACTACATTCTAAAAGGTGGTAAAAACCTAGACACAGATCCAGGTGAATTTGTTGTTGAAGATACCTCTAGAAACAAGTTATCGACTGCTTTTAAGAAGTACTCTAAGAATAAAAAGGTGAATAAGGTCCTTTTAACTACATTTGGAAGGCACGTTGCCTAACTTTTTTCAACTTTTTTTCACCTAGGGGGTTTACAAGGTCCCTGAACTATGGTATAATACTTGTATATTGATAAGGAAACTACATTATGAAAAAATCTACTGAAATACTTTTACAAGAAATCGCTAACAGGTATCCTGACCAGATACATTTCAAAAGAAAGGTCATTGAGGAAACCGCTAAGGACCTTGGTTATACACAAAAGGATTATTATCCAATCCTTACCACGAACAATAGAGTCAAAATAGGAACATATTCTTTGGAAATGTTTTTACCTCAAACTAAAGAAATTCCAACAACTGCTGCTCAAATGCAATCAGTTGTCTCGGTCGTGAATGAAGAAAAGACTTTTGCAAAGGAAGACCCATCATTTGTTGCTTGGGGCGCTTATCACGATCTAATCAAAGTTATCAAATCAGATATGTTTTATCCGATTTACATTTCAGGACTATCAGGTAACGGTAAGACCTTTATGGTTGAACAAGCCTGTGCAAAACTAAACAAGGAGTTTATTCGTGTACAAATCAATCCGGAGACAGATGAGGATGATCTATTGGGAGGTTTCAGATTGGTGGACGGCCAAACAGTCTTTTGTAAAGGACCAGTTCTTAAGGCAATGGAAAATGGTGCAATTCTACTTCTCGATGAAATCGATCGTGCTACAAACAAAATTATGTGCTTACAAGGTATCCTTGAAGGCAAACCTGTCCTCGTTAAAAAGACAGGTGAAACAGTTTCTCCAAAGCCTGGGTTTAACGTAATTGCTACTGCAAACACCAAAGGTAAAGGATCAGAGGATGGACGATTCACCGCTGCTTCTATTATCGACGAAGCTTTCTTAGAAAGGTTTACTATCTCAATTGATCAGGCTTTTCCAAGTCCTACCATTGAGAAGAAAATCGTTCTAAAGCATATGGAGAAGTTCGATATGGTTGATGAAGATTTCTGCGAAAAGCTAGTTACTTGGGCAGATATTATTCGAAAAACCTTTTATGATGATGGTGTTGATGAAGTGATTTCTACTCGTCGACTCTGTCACATTGTACAGACATTCTCTATCTTCAACCGAAGAGATAAGGCTATTGATCTATGTATCTCTCGATTCGATGAAGACACCAAATCTGCCTTCTTGGATCTCTATTCAAAAGTTGATAGTGGGGTTATTAATCAAGAAGAAAATCAGGAGGCATCGAATGAAGAAAACTTCTAATGTAGAATACAAATTTAATGAAGGAGCTCTGATACAAGAGCTCCAATCATATATTGACAAAACATATGATGGGCATTATTCAAAGAATAAGTTCCAATCGACCGAGTTCATTATTGATTGCGGTCATGGTATGGGATTTGCTCTTGGTAATGTGCTAAAGTACGCTCAAAGATATGGAAAGAAGGATGGATTTAATCGTTCAGATCTAATGAAGATTCTTCACTATGCTTTGATTGCTCTTCATGTGCATGATGTGAATGAAAACTAGGGATTTACAAACCTATGTTTTTACGGTATAATATACTTTTTAGGAATAACTATGAATATATCTAATGATACAATTAATGTTCTAAAGAACTTTGCTTCTATTAATCCGAACATTGTTTTTAAACCTGGTCAGAAGCTTAAGACTATTTCTGAGTCGAAGACCATTCTAGCTTCAGCGGATATTGTTGAAGACTTTCCAGTAGAGTTTGGAGTCTATGACTTAAACGAATTTTTATCTGTCCTTAGTCTGATCAATAATCCTCATTTAGAGTTTGAAGACAATTCAGTATTAATTAAAAGCACTGGAGGAGGTTGCTCTCTCCCTCATCAGCAAAAGGTGAAATACTTCTTTTCTGAAATGGGAATTCTAACCCAACCTTCAAAGGACATTCAAATGCCTGAATCGGAGCTAGGCTTTAATTTGACAGAGGATACACTCTCTCAAATACGTAAAGCAGCTGCTGTTTTGGGACACTCCGAACTTTCTTTTAAGGGAAGTGATGGAGTAATTAGCGCATCAGTATTCGATTCAAAAGATGCTACATCAAATAGCTATGATATCGAAATTGATAGGGATAACTCTTGTAAGGAACAATTTAGTTTTGTATTTAATATCTCAAATCTAAAAATCCTTCCAGGGGATTACTTTGTAACTATTTCTTCAAAGCTGATTTCAAATTGGACTAATTCAAATTATCCAATTGAATATTTCATTGCTTTAGAAAATAGTTCGAAGTTTGGCGTATAAATATATGCGCATAAAGAATTCTCATTTATCATTGATTGGTAATGAGGATAATGTGAAAGATGCCAAGTATGGGTCTTTCTTAATTAGTCTAAACTTGCAAGGAGAAAAAAATGACTGAAGAAGTAAAACAGGAAAATCCTCAGCTTTCTCTTCAAGATATTGCTACTATGGTTCAGATTATTGATATCTGCTCTAGACGTGGTGGTTTTGAAGGGCAAGAATTAGAAGCTGTCGGCGGTTTGAGAAATCGAGTCGTTAAGTTTCTAAATGCTGCAGCACCGAAAGAAGGTGCTCCTGAGGGCGCGGTACCTGAAGTTACCGACGAACCAGTTGCTGAAGAAGCATCTGAGTAAGCTATATTGCGGGGGTAGCTCCCCCGCCACCTTTTATTATGGAGAAATTATGGACATTAGTGAAAAAACAAAATTAGTAGAAGCTCTCAAAAAAGGAACTGTCACAGTATCCTTTCGTAAAATTGACACAGGCGAACTCAGAGTTATGCCTTGTACTCTCAACCCAGTAATATTAGAAGCGAACAACGTTCCAACTGTTCTTAAGGATATGGATCCTTCGTCAGATCACTATGCTGTTTGGTCTTTAGATAAAAACGCATGGAGAAGTTTTCGTTTAAGTACTGTAGAAGGTTGGGAGGTTCATGGTGAATGAATTTCTATGGGTAGAAAGATATAGACCAAAGACAATCGACGATTGTATCTTACCAAAAACTCTTAAATCAACTTTTAAAGCTATTGTTAACGGAGGTGAATTACACAATATGCTTTTAACCGGAACAGCCGGTCTTGGTAAAACAACTGTCGCAAAGGCTTTATGTAATGAACTTGGTTTAGACTTCTTACTTATCAACGGATCAGAAGAATCCGGTATTGATACTTTAAGAAATAAGATCAAGCAATTTGCATCCTCCGTCTCATTACAGGGTGGATACAAGGTGGTAATTCTTGATGAAGCTGATTACTTGAATCCCCAGTCCACCCAACCTGCTTTGCGTGGGTTCATCGAAGAATTCTCAGCAAATTGTAGGTTTATTCTAACATGTAATTTTAAGAATAGGATTATCGAGCCTCTTCATTCTCGATGTAGTGTTGTTGAATTTAATATCTCTAAAAAGGATATGCCACCACTACTTGCCGAGTTTATGAAAAGGGTAGAACATATACTAGAAGAGAATAACATCAATTACGAAAAGCCAGTGATTGCAGAGCTTCTTATGAGGCATGCACCAGATTGGCGTAGGGTGTTAAATGAATTGCAGAGATATTCTACCTCTGGAAATATTGACTCTGGTATTCTAGTATCAGTATTAGAAAAGTCTATTGATGATCTTATTGGATTTCTAAAAGTAAAAGACTTCCGAAAAATGCGTCAATGGGTTTCTGACAATATGGACAGTGAACCAGCTTCCATCTTTCGAAAAATCTATGATAATATGGGTGAATATGTAGACCCAAGATCAGTACCTCAATTGGTATTAATACTTGCTGATTATCAGTATAAAAACGCTTTTGTTGCCGACCATGAGATAAATATGGTTGCATGTTTAACAGAAATCATGAGTGGGGTTAATTTCAAATGACAAGAGACGAATTTTATATGAGAGAAATTGCAGAGATGCAAAGGCAAGTACACGAGCTTCAAATCAAGATTAGAAGATACCAAGAAAAGATTATTGAGCTTGAGAAAGAAATGAAAAAGGTGAAGGGATTATATGAACCTGTTTGATTATGTGAATTCCATCAACTATAGTAAGAAAGATCTTATGGTTGATGATATTAGTGAAAAGGTATATAATCCTTTTCTTATAAACAGATCTTTATCCTTTTTTAACGATACTATATTATTATCTAATGAAATGAACATTAATCATCATATTGATAATCGTCTTCAATTCGATTTTTTTATAAATATAGTTAAGAAAAAGAAAAGATTTTCAAAATGGGTTAAACCCGGTGAATTGGAAAATCTTGAACTCATCAAAGAATATTATGGGTATAGCAATGAAAAGGCTAAGTCCGTATTATCATTATTTGATGATGAACAAATTGACGAATTGAAAAAAAGGATTTATAAAGGTGGAAAACGAAAATAATGAAATAAGACAGTGGACTCCTGCAGACATGCTAGAAGTTACACTTAATGAACCAGATGATTTTCTTAAGATCAGAGAAACTCTTACCCGTATCGGTGTAGCATCTAGGAAGGATAATAAACTATATCAGTCTTGCCATATCTTACATAAGCAAGGAAGATATTTTATTGTGCATTTTAAGGAGCTATTTCTTTTAGACGGTAAGCCATCAAATCTGATTGATAACGACATTCAAAGGAGAAACACAATTGCAACTCTACTGAGTGATTGGGGTTTAATTACCTTAGTTACCCCTTCAGCTGCGAGTGATGTTGCTCCATTGAGACAAATTAAGGTTATCCCTTTTAAAGAGAAAGATCAATGGGAATTGTGTCCAAAATATAATATTGGTAACACAAAATCTTAATTTTTTTAAATCTATTATCGAAAAAACGATAAATAGTACTATGAGACGCCGAATGGTTCGGGTCTCTGTTAACCTTGCTTAAGAAAGGAGGAAATAACTATGACTAGAAGTCAATTAAGCATGCACGTACCACGCTCATTATTCTTAGGATTTGAGCATCTCTTCGACGAACTAGAAAGGATCCACGCATCAGCGAGGACTGGTTCTGACAACTACCCCCCACATAATATTGTGAAGGTGGACGATGAGAACTTTCTCATTGAACTAGCTGTTGGGGGTTTTTCAAGAGAAGAACTAGACGTTGAGGTCAAAGACGGTATTCTAACCGTTAAAGGCGAAAAATCAAAAGACGAACGTGAGTATGTTCACAAAGGCATCTCGTCACGCAAATTTGAGAAGACCTTCCGAATCTCAGAATTTGTTGTAATAGATGGTGCTGATCTTGTGGATGGAATACTAGTGGTGAACGCCAGAGTAGAACTTCCGGAAGAAAAGCGTCCTAGGAAGATCGATATAGGGTCTGCTGGGGCATCAAAGAAAAAATCTTTTTTGAAAGGCTAGTATCAGCGAACACTCAGTAGATAAGTAATAAACTTTTTTACTGGAGATAATTATGAAAGAACTAATACATGTGTTCTTAAAATATGATGATGTAAGAGAGACCCTAGGTATGGTATTGATAAGCGTGACAACATTAGCATTGGCACCACTTACAGTATATCTCTCCTGGATCTCCTTCTAAGTTGATCACTCATGCGGGGGGAGGAAACTTCCCCCAACCTTTTTTTCAAAAGGGGGGTTTACAAAGGCCCCAACCTATGGTATAATATACATCTAAATTGGGAATTATTACTTTATTATGGTTAGCTTTTATACAAACGTTTCACGCTTCAAAAGCTTTATCCTATACCGTGGTTTAGAAAACGGTAAAAGGGTCCAAAAGAAATTCAAATACGGTCCGACCTTATTTGTTTCTACACCAAAGCCAACTAAATGGAAATCCATTGATGGCAAACCAGTAGCTCCTGTGAAATTCGAATCTATGTGGGATGCTAAGGAATGGATAGAAAAGAACAAAGGTATAGCTGGTCGTCACATTTACGGTAACACAAAACATGTAGCTGGATTCATTAACGATGCATTTCCAGGTGATATCAAATTCGACCGTAATCAAATCAACGTTACAAGTTTGGATATCGAGGTGGCTTCAGATGACGGATTCCCTGAACCAGAATCTGCACTGAAAGAAGTAATTGCCATCACTATCAAAAACAATATCGACAACACCTATTATGTCTGGGGTCTGCAGGATTACAACGTAGGCTCTTCCATTATGAAAACCAATCGTGTGGTTTACTACAAATGCGAAACCGAAAAAGATCTCCTTATATCTTTTCTAAAGCATTGGTCTACCCCCTCGCAGACACCAGACGTCATCACTGGCTGGAACGTAGAGTTCTTTGACATGCCATATCTAATCAATCGGATTTACAGAATCTTTGGTCCAGATCTTGGAAAAGAAAATGCTTCTAAGCTTTCTCCATGGGGTATAGAACCCATAGAAAGAAAGATCAATCGTATGATTGGTAGGGAATCTACTTACGAAATTCAAGGTATATCTGTTATGGACTATCTTGAACTATTCAAAAAGTTTGGGTATTCATATGGAACACAAGAATCATACAAGCTGGATCACATTGCCCACGTGGTACTTGGTGAAAACAAACTATCCTATGAAGAGTATGGATCACTTCATACTCTTTACAAAAGTGATCATCAAAAGTTTATAGACTATAACATCAAAGACGTAGAACTTGTGGATCGATTAGAAGATAAGCTTGGACTCATTACTTTGGCAATCACAATTGCTTATCGTGGTGGTGTAAACTACAAAGAAACATTTGGTACTACTTCAATATGGGACTCAATTATCTTTAGGGATCTTTGGTCACAAAACGTTGTGGTTCCATTTGCAGAAGAAAAGAAGAGAACCCCATATCCTGGTGGTTATGTAAAAGAACCCCAAGTTGGTATGCATGATTGGGTGGTTTCTTTCGACCTTAACTCTCTTTATCCTTCAATCATTATGCAGTACAATATGTCACCCGAAACAATTGCAGATGGTGAAATGATTACCACCGACGTGGATAAACTCTTAGAGAATCCAAAGGTGGAACTTAACGGAAAGGCATTAGGTGCAAATGGTCAATTCTTTAATGTAGATCAAAAAGGTGTTCTTCCAAAGATCATCGATGAGATGTACAGTGAAAGGGTAACCATTAAAAAGGCCATGCTTAAATCACAGAAAGAACTACAAAAGGTAGACAAAAATGATAAACAAAAACTTTACCAGATTGAAAGGGATATTGCTATCAATGAAAACAGACAAATGGCAATTAAAATCCTTCTTAATTCTCTTTATGGTGCTTTGGGCAACCAGTACTTCAGATTCTTCGATCAACGAATCGCAGAAGCTATTACATTATCCGGACAACTTATTATTCGATGGGCCGAACGGGCTATTAACACCTACCTCAATAAGGTGCTCAAAACTGAATCAGATTACGTATTGGCCATTGACACAGACTCCTTGTATGTTAACCTAGGACCACTAGTCAAAGCGGTCAATCCTGAAAGTCCAGTTGACTTTTTGGATAAGGTTGCACAAGAAAAACTAGAACCAGTTCTTGCAGAATCATATGATGAACTTTTCACCTTACTTGGTGGGATAGAAAATCGTATGGGAATGAAACGGGAAGCTATTGCAGATCGTGGGATTTGGACAGCTAAAAAGCGATACATCCTAAACGTGTTGGATAACGAAGGTGTCCGATATGCTAATCCCAAAATTAAAGTAATAGGTATCGAAGCTACCAAATCTTCCACGCCTGCGCCCGTACGTGAAGCACTAAAAGAAATATTTAAAGTTATCGTTTCTGGTAATGAATCAAAAGTTCAAACAGCTATTAGTCAATTCAAAGACTATTTCAACACTTTACCCCCTCATGAAATAGCATTTCCTCGTGGGGTATCAAACTTAACTCAGTATAGGGATTCAGCTACAATCTATTCTAAAGGTACACCAATTCATGTTCGTGGATCTTTGCTATACAATCATGAGATCAAAGACAAAGCTTTAGAAAAGCTTCACAGTTTAATTAACAACGGGGATAAGATTAAATTCATCTATCTTAAAACCCCAAATCCAATCAAAGAAAATGTTATTGCCTTTCCGGACTTCTTACCGAAGGAATTGGGATTGGAAAAATATGTGGACTATGAATTACAATTTAAGAAAACATTCTTGGACGTGATTGATCCTATCCTAAATGCGATAGGTTGGTCATCTGAAAAGATATCTACATTGGAGGACTTTTTT